TAGTTGCTGACTCTAAACGTGCTGCTGTATTGACCGCATCGCCTATAGCAGAGTAGTCATACCTTGTATCAGAACCCATATTACCTATAACCGCATAACCAGTATTTACACCTATACCTATCTCTATGCCTAAGTCAGCCTCTATCATTCCTTTGCGTATATCTATTGCAGCTTGGACAGCTTTCTCTTCATGGTCCTCTAAATCTAGTGGAGCATTAAATATAAACATACCAGCATCGCCAATAAACTTGTCTGTCATACCACCTAATTTTTGCACAGCATTGACTTGAACTGTCAAAGCTTTGTTCATAATCTCTGTAACTTCTTCTGGTTCTAAAGTTTCTGACAAACTTGTAAAGCCACGAACATCTGTAAACAAGAATGTGCAGTATCTTTTTTCTCCACCAAGTTTTAGTAAGTCTGGATTATCTTGTAATTCTTTAACTTGTCTAGGATCAAGATAATGTTCAAATTGTTTTTTTATTTGTTGACGCAATTTATGTTGTTTTTTGTAACTTAAGTAGAAGGCAATAGTAGAAATTAGAACCTGACATACAAAAGTCCATGTAAAATCTAATAAAACACCTTTGGAAACGCTGTAAGCTTCTAAGAAGCCTGTAGTGAAGAGCAAAACTATAACTAAGCTTACGCCCTTAATTACATTGAGATAATGGATTACAAGCCATGTCAACGACACAAAAATTCCGAAAATCACAATTTCCGCAGCTAAAGACCATTCTGGAATCCTTGGTGAGTTTTCTATAAGAATTGACTCGGATAATGCTGCTTGAATTTTGTGTGGTTCTAATAATCCAACTGGAGTTGCAATTTGTGGCATGATTCCTGGTGCTGTGATTCCAAGAAATACAAACTTACCTGCAACATTCATTTCTTGTAAATCGGTTTGCGGTGTGTCAACCCAACTAATCCATTTACGACCAAGGTTATCTGTTTTGACTGGTGGTATTCCCCTAACTAATATTTCCTGTATACCATTATCATTTGTAGTGATAATGTAAGTTTTAGCACCTGTTAATACTTTAAGAACTTCTGTACCAAAAGAAGAAACATAACCATCTGGTGTTTTTAGTAGGAGTGGTATTCGTCTGACAAGATTGTCAAGATCGGTGGGTGCAGCAGATATACCTTCTTGTATATAGTTAGTTCTAAGGTTGTAAGTATTCTGTACTACACCCTTGGAAAGCATACCACCAACATCAGGACCTTTGATGACAGTACCAACTGTTTTTGGGTATATTTGATTTGGGTATTCAAACGAAGCCAAAATAGATGTACCATGTAAAAAGGATTCTTTAAAATTCTTATCCCCCCCAAACCTGTCTGGATGCGGAAAGCTTACAACCCAACCCACGCCAATAGCACCAGCATCCATAATCTCTTTGTGTATTTCTCCTAGCCTTTGCCTGGGTATAGGCCAACCACCTTCTGCATCTATATCTTCTTCAGTTATATTTAGTATTGTGAAGTAACTAGAAGGATCTTGCTTGGGTACGAGATAGTCAAATACTTTTAGCTTTAGTATCTCTGTTGGTGTTGACTGATATAACAAAGGCAACACTAGTATTATAAGTATTGTGAATAGTAGTCGCTTCATTAATTACTTTGAGTGATTTTGATAGTGCTGCCAGTTCCACCATTTATTTTAATAATATTAGATGTTCCGTCTTGTATAAAGATAACAGTATAACTACCAGAGGTATCTATATCTAATCTAGCTGTATCGCTAACACTACGCATAAGCGTTAGTGTTTGCCCTGTTATAAAAGATGTTATTTGTGTGGATAAGTCCTGGCCTAACTGTGTACCAACTATATTAGTAGATGTAGCATCTTGTGCTAACTGATCCTCTTGTTGTATTTCTTGCAGTGCATCTATGACATCTAGCAAGTCCTCTAGGAAGTTTACATCAAGGTAGTTTATATCTAACTCTGTAAACTCTAATTCTTTTGTTGCGTCTAGGAAGTCCTCTTCTAAGAAGTCCTCATCTAATCCATCAAAGTCTAGTATGTTCTTCTTTTTGGTTTGCATAGACTCTTCTATGACCACCTCTTCTTTGGGTGGATTAACAATAAGCATATTGTCTATAAGTTCTAGTGATAGGTCTAAGATTACTGGCGAGCTAGGTGGTTTCTCAAAGACATCTACAGTTGTAGCCTGGTAGGGTTTATTTAATGTAACTGTACCCATAGCTGTAGTTACTAGTATCTCGCCACTAGATATACCGAACTCATCTGGTAAAAGTATTAGCAAGGACCTGCCAGTCTCGTCTACTGTAACTGTAAAATCAGTCCCACGAATCGCTATGTTTGCTGTAGGGGTTTTGAGATCTATATTGTTTTTATCTATCTTATTTAGATTACCAGTAATAAATCTAGCCGTACCAAGACCAAAGGTAATAGCCATTTTAGATTTACTGGGATTGGGATCAAAGATATATTCATCAATAGTCAGCTGCGAGTTTTCTGTTAATTTTACTTTTGAATCATCTAAGAAAGTAATAGCCATACGACCATTGGTAGTTATAGCTTCATCATTCTGTTGGATGTCAAATTCTAGCTCGGCATTATAAGGTTTTTCCCTAAAAACACTAGCAGAACCTGTTAATTCAGATATGTTTCCTACGTCAACAGCTGGTTGAGACTCCGCCATCGTTTTGAACGACACAAACAGTCCCGTTAGACCCAGTAGAATTAATCTGTAACCAATCAGCAGCGAGAGTTGACGACTGGATGATATTGAATGTTCTGCTGTTTCCTGTTTGGTCAAGGTAGAAATATCCTCCTGCATAGCCACTTCCTGTAAAGTTTACGTTGTTGCTATCCCCATCTACATCTACATAGTTAGTAGCACCATCATAGTTTATATCAAAATCAAAAGTGTTGCCGTCCCCGTTAATAATCCAGTCTAGGTCAAGACCAGATGCTAGAGCTGTTGTGCCTGTATCTAATGTAAATGTATTAGAGTTACCAGTAACATCTACATTGTAGTTTGAGTTATCTATACCATAAGTATTATCTGGGTCGCCTTGTATAGTAAAGGTATTGCTATCGCCATCAAACTCAAAGAATCCTGTTACATTATCTCCATAGATATCTCCAAGAAACTTATTCGTATTACCTATTTGATTTATGTCTAGTGTTAGGTTTATGCCATCTAAGTCTAGTGCTGTTAGCGTTCCAGCAACAGAATTTAGACCACCAATAATGTTAGATGATCCTAACTGTTCTAAGTCTATGTTTGCAGTAGAGCCGCTTTGGTCTACATATATTTCATTATCAGCCGCGTATAGAGGCGACACAATCATCATCGCAATTAATAGTTTTAATTTGTTCATCAATATTCCAATATCCTCTGGTTGTTCCTTCTTTTATTGTTTGTAGCACAGCAGTTTCTATTGCTGTTTGTAGTGCTATATTGATTGACTCGTTTCTGACTAATCCGTTCTCTATTTCTACTAGTTCGGTGCTGTCAGTAATAAAACGAAATATATCTTGATCGATAGATGCACTTAGTATCGTTTTTGTTACTAATACTTCTAGTAACACTTTACCTGTACTTACAGATACAGTTCTCAAAGATATGGTTACAGTATCTTGCTTAAACTGCCTAGACATTCCAATGCCTAAGTATCTAGCACCTGCGCCACCACTCTTTATATTACTTTCATATGATATCACGCCACCTTGCATTATCAAACCAGCGAACAATAAATCTGGTAGCTTCTGTTTGTTTTTGTTTTGCTGTCTAGCGCTTCTGATGATTTGACGCTCTTTGGTTACATGGTCTAAACCTACTCGCTCTACTACTTCAAAGAAACCATCATGGTTACTACCTGCGTGTTTTAAGGCTCTAATTAGATATGCGTCTGGCGCTTGGGTTACTGCTGACGAAAAGGTTGCGTAGTTGCTATTACTTCTTCTTTGTCCTGTTTGGTCTGTAAAAGAACCTGCATAGATAGCTACGACTGGCTTCTTTTCATTAGATGTTTTTATGTTTGCAAGACCAGGTACAAGCAAAGAATCTATCTTTGCTTTTTCTATCTTTTGAAATGGTGGTAAATTGTTCTCTAGGGGATCTACTATTAAAGCACAGCTAGAAAGTAAAGCTACCGATAGGGAGAGATATAGTTGTCGTGTTACCATCTGAATCTGTAATGTTTAAAGTTATTATGCCGTCTACAACATTATACTCTATCCTATTACCTTCTAACTCTAGCACACCACTATCACTTGCTGTCTCGCCAAATAGGTTTTCTACTAACTGTCTTGATAGTTGTGCGTAGATTCTTGACTCTAGGTTACGAATAAATCTAGCTAGTGTTGTGTTTTCTTTGTCTCTTTCTATCTCGTCTTGTATTGCTTTGAGTTCTGCTTTTACAGTCATCTTCCTAGTGTACTGTTGGTTCTCAATAGTAAGATAATGTGCGGAAGTGCCTATGCCAGAGAATGAAGGGGACTTAAACTTGTGGACCATTTCATCTGAATTCAAATTCTGTGCAATGATAAATGCAAACATAATAAATCCTGTAAGCATCAACCAAGCAAATATTCTTACTTTGGCTGTTTCTTCTTTATCAATCTTTTCTTTTGTCATTTCTACCTGCCTTTGCAATTTTGTCGCTATTAATTAATTGCGGTACACCAAGTATAGTTTTAATCATAGTATCTTGTCTAATTATCTCATTGTCTAAACTACGCACTCTATCTATCAGAGCAACTAAGATACCATGTTGCGTGTCTAGTTTTGTGCCTAGTCTATCTTCTAGGTTAGCTAGGGAGCTATTGAGTTTGTCGTCTAGGGTGTCAAGTTTAGTTTCCATGCCATCAATAATTCTATTGATTAGCTTCCACACAAACATACCTAGACCTAGGGCGGCAGCTATAGGAAAACCTAGCTCGGTTATGATTGCTACCATTTCGTTCATTGTTTGTTGGTTAGTCTATCTTCTTTTTTTTGCCAAGAGCGTTCTAAAAATATATCTATAAGGTTACTTATAAACTTCACTTTTTCTTAGCTGTCTTTGCTGCTTTCTTAAAAGCTTTGGCTGTAGGTCTGCCTCTTTTTTTAATGACTGGCTTTGGTTCTAAAAGTTTGTCTACCCAGTCTAAGAACTTAGTGCAAGTTTGTTTTAACCAGACCCATACTTTTTTTATATATTTCATTTAATGTACCATCCTTTCTTCAAAATGTATTATTTCAGACTGGGTTGTTACTTCTCCGCCTGACATTATAGACATGATCTTTAATGCTGCTTCTTTGTCTTTGGCTCTAATCTCTTTTCCAACATAAACCATGTCATCTATTATTACTTCAATATCAAATATTTTGCTGGGGTGGGACATTGTTTGTAAATAATCCTTGAGCTTGAGCTTTTGCATTTTGTCTTATTCCTTCTCTGTCTCTTTCCATTATTGCATTGATTTCTGCGATATTAATTTGTGCGCCATACTTAGCTTGTAGTTCCATAGCCTTAACTCTAAGTTGTGCTTCTTCTATATCTCTTTGTCTGTCGTCATCCATGATGATTTTCATTCTATCTGTCTCTGCGTCAATCATAGCTTTCTGTGCGCTAACCTGTGCTTTCATAGCTTCGGCCTGTGCAAGCATTTCTGCTGGATCTGGCTTAGGCGGTTCTTGCGGTTGCGGTGGCATAGGCGGAACTTCTGTATTTACAAAAGATTGTGCGTCTTGGAATCCTGCTAACTCTATCATTCTTGTTAGAGTGTTTGCATATTGCTGCATAGATACCAAAGGATTCTGTGGTCCCTATGTTTGCATAATTTGTTCTTGCTTAGAAGCTAGACCTGTTAGCACTTGGAACTTCTCTTCGTCTGATGACTTAGATATAGCTACGTTTACTACCATATCCTTGTCTGTGTCCCAATATCTTGGGTCTACAGGGATAAATTTACCATTTAATCTAAATACATCTTGTGCATTTTGGTGCTTAATAACTAAGCTATTGACTGTTTTAAACATGGTTTTTAGACCACCTTCAGCAAAGTGTCTACAGATAAGTTCTACTCTACCTTGTGCGCCACTCATAGTAGCTGTTACAGCTGCGGAAGTTGTAGATTGTAATGCTTCTGCGTTTAATCCTGCGGAGGCTTTAGATACACCTGTTCGGTTTTCTTTTGCTTCGTCTAAATATCCTAAGACTGGGAAAGCTTCTTTACCAACAAAAGGTACAGCAAATGGTTGTACCATTCCTGGCGCTCTCATTCTAATTGGCTGACCAATATCTGTATTAAGTACATCGTCTATGTTTACTTGACCCTCAACAACTCCCATTCTTGGGAAGATTGAATGACCAAGAGAATCTAAGGTATCACGCATAATTTGTGATTTAGCCGCTTGGATTGGTTTTAAGTAATCAGCTGGACATGATCCTATAGCTGTGTGTGGTTCTGGGTCAGGACAGAACATACATATTGGTAGTTCGTCTAATGGTTCTACGTTAAGTACCTCTAAGCCATTACCTGCTGTGCAAACTTTGATTCGCTCATCAATACCATCATCGTCATAGTCATAGTATAAGTAATGCTCTACATATAAAACATCTTTACCACCAGCATCGTTTCTATCTGGGTAGACCATGTTGTCAAATGGGTTTCTTGCTTCTTGTTCTTCGTAGCTTTCTGGGTCAAGTGCGCTGCCGCCATAACCTGCATACTGTTCCATTTCTTCTTGGTCGTAACCCATAGCTACTAGGTCGGAGACTGATTTAACCATGCGGTGCGCAACGTAAGATGCAGTTTCTATGTCGCGTGCGTGCCTTGATATAAGAACTTCTTCTGGCGGTACTGATTCAATACACACCTGATCTTTTGGTTTTAATCTTCTAATCGTTAGGTCATAACTTGCTGGTATTTCTTGGACTACCTCTTCTCCAGTCATAGGGTCAATCGTTACGATAGTCTCATTAGTTACTGACTCTTTTACCACCTCTACATTCTTATCCATGATTAATGCTTGGTAAGATTGTGGGTCTATATTGGTAAATTCGTGAGTAGTTGCAGTTACGCTGTCATCCCAAAAGACTTTTACAAAACCAGTCTTTCTTACTAACGCATCTTTAAAAACGTCATACAAAACTTGGAATCCGCGATTTTTTTGCTGTATGACATAGTTAATATAGTCTGTTTGTTGTTGTGCAACCTCTATATCTTCTGGTCCTTTAGGGACAAACTCTACAATCTTCTTAGTACCAAAGAAAGTACGCATAATTGATGGCAACATAAACAAGACACTTTCTCTAACATCTGTAGAAACAAATTCTGACTGCATAGAGCTAGTACCTTCTGGCTCATTGCCTAGGTAGTATTCTGTTGATTCAGCTCTTTCTGCGCCTACTTGGTGTATAAAATCTTTGGCATCATCCATCTCGGATTTAATCACGCCTACTAAATCAATCATATCGCCTTGCTCTTCTACTGCGGCCATGATTTCTTCTTCTTTATATTTTTTTGCCATACTTTATCCTATTCTAATTATTTTAGATTTGAGCGGTTGTCTGAAATTATAACCTAAAAAGCTAGTGCTTCCACCAAAACTTGCAGCCGAGGATGCCATCGTCAGCGCGAGCGCATCCGCCTTGTCGGGAGATTTAATTCCACGCTTGCGCATCTCGTCTTTACTCTCAATCTTGATTTTACCTGTAGAGGTGTATTTATACAGCGGCGCTACAAGTTCTGCGACCAACTCATCATCGTGCGGTACTCTGCAATCTCGTTGCGCGAGCCAGTCTTTAATCGCAAACCATAATTCAGCGCGCAAGTTTAAATAATTTTTCTTGCTTGATGGCGCTTCCGCGACATTGATTCCGCGCACAGGTAAGTTCTGCTCCGCGAGCCTATCCACCACGCCTGCGCCCAAACCAATAACATCAATCAATATTTCCTGCGGTTTCTCTATCGCAGTACACTCGTCATACATATTCTTAATCACACCACATAACTGCATCAAGTCCATAGATCTAAACGACTTAATACTCATAACATGGTTTCCTTGCCTCACACATAGCGCAGAGTTATCTCCGCCAAATCGTGCAACATCTAGTCCCCATATAATCGGTGCGTTGGCGGCGAGAGAGACATCCCTATCGACTGCTGCCTTAACTAAGTCCATTGGTATGACAGTATCATCATCGGCGGATGGAAATTCGCCCATCACCTCCACGCGCGCGACTGTGGAATCTTCGCCATACTGCTCAATCATCGTTTGAAAGAGCTTTTGGTCTGTGCCTTCTACGTTTCGCGAGTCTATCTGCTCGTTCTTCCAGAAGGATTGCTTAGAGTTAAAGCTGTCGTAGAATGGCCCAGTGTTTCGGCGCGGGTTGGAGAAAGTAAACCAATAGCGGTTGCGCGTGGGTTCGGAGAAGAAACCTTCGGAGACAGAGTAGATGGGCGAGGGAATACCTGATGCCTCATCCATGATTAAGCAAACTCCGTAGGAGGAGTGAATACCAGCGAAAGCGTCAGGATTCTCTTCGCTCCATAGCTGCGCCTGCGCGTAGTAGTAACCAGTATCTATCTTTAAGTCGTTTATTAGTGCATCTTCAAACCATTGTGCTGGTTTAATCGTTGTAGCTGTCTTGGTAAACCAGTGCGAGTTAATAGATAGTGTTAGCCATTTACCTAACTCTGCCCATGTTCTTGATCTAAGCTGTTGCTCGGTGTTAGCAGTTACGATTATGGTTGCACCTAGTCTGGTTGATAGCATCCAAAGTATGATCCATGCGACAAGTGCGGACTTACCAATACCACGACCTGAAGCTACAGCTAGTCTAAACATCTCTGGTAGGTCTAATACATTGTTACGCTCAATGTGTATTGCCATTTCTCGTAAAATTTTTTCCTGCCACTTTCTTGGTCCTTTAAAGTTCTCAAGGGGGGTGTCTTTCTGTCCCCATGGGAATACATACTTAACAAAGTTTACTGGGTTGTCTTTAATTGGTCCTGACCATAGTTCGGTCATCAATTCCTTTTCTAGTTTTACGCCGTATTTCATATATTAAAAAAAATTAAAAAATTTTAGTTCAGTAGTT